ATAGGTCAGGCACGCATGATCAACCACCAGACGTTGGATCGTATCCGCTGGTGTCACGACATGGGTGACTGGCATACAGATGGATGGGGAGTAACCGTTGATTTAGAGGACATGATTACCAATGACTAAGCACACAAGCCTAGCAGCAGCACAACTGGCAGTAATGAAGGAAGTATCATACGTTCAGAAGAAAGGGAAGGTAGGCGATGGGAAGTTCAGCTACACCTATGCTGGTGAAGCGGAGCTGATTGCACAGATTAGACCGGCCATGGTTGAGCATGGTATAGTCATGTATCCCACGACTTGCCAGCACATTTCAAACGAGGAATATACCACTGCCAGAGGTAGTCGGGTATCCATATTCCTTGGCACGAGGGTGTTTGCTTTTCATCATGTAGACACTGGAGAGACAGCATTCGTTGAGGTATTTGCAGAGGCTAGTGATGGTGGTGACAAGAGGGCAAGCAAGGCCATGACTCTCGCCAAGAAGTATGCCCTTCGAGAGTTCTTTCTGATCGAAACTGGCGATGACCCCGATGCTGTCGTGCAAAGCAGGGGTGAAGAAAACGAATTCTTTGTCCAGCGTGCTGCGACTGGTATCGAGCGAGCCGATTCCATTGATGCGTTGGATAATATCTATAAAGCCATCGCAGAGTATGAGCAAGCTGGATTCTCCGATAACCAAAAGGGTGATCTTAAAAAGCAATACGATGCCAGACGAGCAGCCCTTGCCAATGGCTAGAAAGGAGTGATTCATGAACGAGCGACTACTGATTGACAAAGAATTCCAAGGACTATTGCGGCCCCTTTCAGAGGACGAATACGACCAGCTTGAAAGGAACATAGTGGACGCAGGAAAAGCCTGTGATCCGATAGTCACGTGGGACAACAAGATTGTGGATGGGCACCATCGCTACAAAATATGTTGCCAGCATAACCTGCCTTACGAGACTCGTGTATTGGCTGCTCAAACCAAGGGAGAAGTCAAGGCATGGATTATCCAGCACCAGTATGGACGACGCAACTTGACGCCCCAGGAACTTTCCTACATGAGGGCCAAGCGTGCCTCGTCCGGGGCTTGGGGTGAGCGAGGGAATGCGGAGCAGGTCATAGCCGATGCTGCCGGGGTGTCAACTCGTACTATCCGCAACGATAAAGTCTTCGCTGAAAATGTGGATATGCTCCCCGATGACCTCAAGGATGCTGTGCTTTCTGGTGCAGTAAAGGTCAGCCGGATTGAGATAGCGGAACTTGCCAAGGCAGAACCAGGCGAGCAAGCAAAGATAATTTCCGAGGGTATTGCCGTCCTCGGAACAAACATCGACCAGCTTGCTGTCCCTTACCGCCGAGCAATTCTCGATATCCAACGCATCCTGCGTGACACAAAGATAATTTGTTCCGACCCAGATGTGGGGCACTATCTCTCCACGAAACAAACAAGAATAACTACCCTATTGAAAGAGGCAGAGGACGCATTCAAGCAATGTGAACCAGTCTCCGAATGCGAAAAATGTGAGGGAAACAAATGCAAAGAATGCTTTTCGACGGGCTTTCTGAGCCGCGCCGCACAGGAGAGCAAGGGTCTCTAAACTATTTTGTAGAGAGACCATACCAAGCTGACGCCAGGGAAGCGGTGCAAAATATATTTGCTGATGAAGGCGCCCCCAGCTCGGTGTTAATCGAACTCGCTACTGGCTTGGGCAAGACAGAGATATTTACCCAGATCATGAAGGAGTGGGAGGACGGACGGTGCTTGGTTATTGCTCCGTACATTACACTCATTAGCCAGGCAGCCAAGAAAATATATATTCGTACTGGGGTGGAGCCGGCAATCGAGCAGGCTCATAACTGGTCAGTCGAAACACCATGGGGCCGTAGCGATTTCATCGTCGCCAGCAAGGATACTCTCATATCCGGCACACCCAAAAGGTATAAACGTCTTCGAGACGTTGGCCTTGTTATTGTGGATGAAGCACATCTTTCCATCACCAAAGCATGGGAGGAACTCATTAACCACTACCGAGATCAAGGTGCCAAAGTTCTTGGGGTTACAGCTACGGCCCGAAGGCATGACAAGCAATCAATGAAAAATATATATGAGAAGTGTGCGTTCCAGTATGGGATCACAAGTGCGGTGCCTGATGGGTGGTTAGTTCCCGCCATGACTGACTGCATTCAGCTCGAGTCACTTGATTTATCTGATGTCGGAACAACCGGGACAGCATACGGAAGGGACTTCAACCAAGTACAACTCAATCGGTTGCTTGAAAATTCAGAGACCATCTTTGAAATTGCCGACATTACCGCAAGAGAAACTGCGAAAAAGAAAACAGTGGTGTACTGCTCAAGCGTAGAGGAGGCACGCCTCGTAGCCGAGAGGCTGGTTGACAGCTACGGTATCAAGGCTGATTGGATAGCCAGTGACGTATCCAAATGTACACCACAGCACCGCAGAGAAGCCCTCAGGAGCTTTCAGGAGGACTCCGAGGGCCTCACCCACATATGCAACGTGGGTATCCTCACCACTGGCTGGGATTTCCCCGGACTTGAGTGCATTGTGATGGCTAAACCTACCCGTTCACGTACCTTATACACTCAGATATTTGGCAGAGGAACTCGACCTCTCCCCGGCGTGGTAGATTTTGATGGGTCATCTCCTGAAACACGTAAGGCAGCGATAGCTACCAGCAGGAAACCACACTTCAAGATGATTGATCTGGTTGATGCGAGCCTGGCACACAAAATAATTACTTGCGTGGACGTGATGGCAGGCACGCTTGGGATAGAGGAGATAGAACGGGCGAAGAAAAATATATTGGAGGCTGACCAGGCCGGCGAAATAGACGAGGCTCTGCTCGAAGCAGCCAAGGAAATTAAAATTGAACGGGAAGCACGCGAACGATCCGAACGTGCGCGGATCGAGGCGAGGGCTAAATACACTAAAAGAAGAATAGACGCACATGCCCCGCTGGCAGAGGCAGGAGTAAGGACGAAGCGAAGGGGTGCACGCATGCTGTTCGGTAGGTACAGGGGCATGCTGGTAGAAGATGTGCCAACATGGTATCTCAATAGCTGTCTATCTGGGAAGCCATTCATCGCCCATAATTGGTTGCGATCTGCCATTACGAGAGAAGTTAATAAACGAAAGGATATGGCTGGCCTATGATGCTCAAGAAAATGGTGACGGAAGACGGTAGTATCTATTACGTCATGTTTGAGAATGGATTTGATGATGATACACTCATCGTCTACACAGAGAAAAAGATGAAGGAGATGGCTGATGCTGAAGTTAAACACTGCCTTGAAAGCCCGAAAGGAATGGGCAGAAAACCAAACGAACTGCTGGGTTTGTGAACGAGAATACTACCGAGGATTCCCGCTTGAGACCCATGAGATTGAACGCAAGAGTCATGGTGTACGAGGCAGATGGGCTACCCTTGAAAATTATTTTAGAGCGTGTAAGAAATGTCACATGGACGACCTAGCAGCCATGCCACATGCACAACAACTTGCTTATAAACAGTTGTACGACCCGATGAATTTCAACCGAGAGCAATGGTTGCGCATCCGAGACCCGCAGCTTCGTGCACCGAATCGGGTTACCCAGGAGGACATCGAAATATATCTTTCCGAATTAAAAGACCAGGGGCACCCCAAGAAATGGACATCATAATTCCCTACCCCCCAAGCGTGAATACATACTGGCGTAGCATCGGGAGAGGGAGGGTGATAATATCCAAGAGAGGCAGGGAGTACCGTCAAGCTGTGGACATTGCCGTTGCTGAATGCTTTGCTGACTGTGACGATGACCCCAGACCCCTGCTTGGACGGCTCAAGGTAACCATCAAGGCCACCATGCCTGACCGCAGGCGCAGGGACATAGACAACATCAACAAGGCAGCACTGGACGCCATGGGGCATGCTGGTATCTACGGAGATGACAACCAGATAGACGAACTCCATGTCATTAGGGGCGAAGTGCTGGCCCCCGGCTGTTTGGACGTAGAAATAACCGAAATGGATAGGGTATAATTGAACTATCAATTTGGAAAATTTTTCCAAAATAGGAGATGAGATATGGCCAGCGGAATCACAGACGTAGGCAAGCGGTGGATCTTGGAGCTTGCCTTCCAGAGAACATTCAACGGCAATCTGCACCATGACACCCAGGATCTCGTGATGCGGGTGGCCTTGGTTACCAACACCCCTAACGCTGACACCACTCTCTGGAGCGAGATGACAGAGATATCTGCGGATAATGGGTATGTTGCAGGCGGTAAGCCAATCAGCAGGAACACAACTGACTTCGATGTCTCGAAACCAGACACAGATACCGAATCGGGCAGCATAGCCTATGGGTATATTCAGTTAAAGGATGTGGATTGGGAGGCAGATGGTGGGTCGATTGGTTCACCTACCTATGCTGTGCTGGTAGACAATGAGAACAATGCCGTGCATGCCAATAACAATGTGATTGCCTGGTGGGATCTAGGTGGTGCGCGTAGTGTCTCTGATGGGCAGACCTTAACGCTGCAAGACCTTGAACTTCGCCTCACTTAGGAGCAGCCGATGGCCTTCCAGGTAGGTGATCGAATCAAGGAAACCACGACGGTAACAGGCACGGGCACAGCTACCCTTGCCGGTGCAGTCACGGGTTACCAATCCTTCAATGCCGGGGTGGGTAATGGCAACTCCACCTACTATGTCATTGAGGATGGAACCAACTGGGAGGTGGGGATAGGTAAGTACACCCACTCGGGCACAACCCTTGCCCGAAGCACGATCATTGCTTCAAGCAATAGCGATGCTGCTGTTTCGTGGTCTTCCGGCACTAAGACTGTATTCGTGGCCGAGCCTGCTTCAGTCACTCAGTATACCACCGCCATTAAGACAGCCAATTACACGGTGACGAAGCAAGATAGCATCATATTGTGCTCTCCTAGCGGCTCTGACATCACCATTACCCTACCCACGGCGTCCGAATCTACCCTTGGGATGCGGTTTCTGATCAAGAAAACGATCGCAAACACCGACAAAATAACTATCAGGGATGGGTCATCGGCCCATGTTGACCATGCTACTAATCAATTTCTGCACATAGAAGGTGACTTCCTCGAGGTCATCTGTGCTTATACCAACCAGCCCAACTACGAATGGATAGCTGTTGGGAAATACTATACCCCACACTGTATTCGGGTAGTACAAAGTGCCCAGCAAAGCGTTGAAGTTCGGAGCACTTCAGGCACTTCGGCCTATCGAAAGATCACATGGGCTGATGGAGATGATTCGTATGCGGTTGGAATTACTCTAGACCACACTAACGACCGGGTCACAGTAGCCAGGGCTGGAAAATATAATATCTTCGGTCAACTTAGCCTCAATACGGCTGGGTCAAATGAGCACCAGCTTTACTGGGGGTTTTCTAAGAACGGAACTACTGATGCCGACATACTGGGAGTTTCCAACAAGAAACAATACGATGTCGCTGTCACTGGCGCGAATTATTACGATACCATGTCTATTCAGGTAGACCTAGCATTTGGTGATGTCATCTACATTATGGTGTGGCACCGAGGTGGAGCAAGTGTAGGTGGATCACTAAACACTATAGTTAGTAGTACTCGCGTCAAGCCAAAGCTACACCTGAAT